GATAAACCGGAATCAGCCGGAGCCGGCTATTGTGCCGGCGGCAGGCTCTCCTCAGCGGCGGAAAGGATCCCTTCCAGGACCCGGACACCCATAGGGGTGATGTCCTGGGGCGCGAGAAGTACGAGGCCGGCGCGCACCTGGGCAATCAGCGCACGCTGGGCCGCCTCGGCCTGGCAGCCGCACGCGTCACCCATTGTGGGGCCGGCGGTCGCGCATAATGAACCGGAAGTGCAGCTCGTTTATCAGTTCCTCGTCGGTAAGCTGGGACGCCTTGACGAGCCCCTGGGGCTCCTCGTCGTGGAACAGCTCCTCCGTGACGTCGCCGAAGGCGTACTGCCGGCGGTTCTCCCAGAACTCGCGCATGGATCCCTCACGCCAGCCGTAGTACTTCTCCACCCTGCCGGTGGTCAGGGCCAGGGGCCCTTTGGCCGTCTTCAGCTCCGCCCGTTCCAGGGTGGCCAGGGTGCGGTAGTTGATCCCCATTTCGGTGGCCACATGCTGCCGGTTCTTGCCGGTCCTCTCGCGGGCGGCGGCGGTGATTTCACCGAGAGTCAACATGGCTTCTTCATCTGTCATGGACAATATCGTAGTCCGGACGATGGCATGACTGTGACCATTTATGCCATCCTGACGTGCATGGACTCTATGCAAATTCGCGTGGCCCGGACCATCGGCGAACTGGCCGGGCTGCCTGTCGGCACCCGGATCGCCACCAACCATAACAAGCTCCTCATCCTGGACAAGTACATTGAGCAGCTCTACTGGTTTGAGGAGGGCGAACTGACGCCCTACCAGCCCCTGGTCCGCTGGCTGCCGGCGTTTATTCTGCCGCCTGTCCAGGACCCTAGAGAGGTGTGACGAAGATCACACCAGAAATGCTGTAAGTGATCTTCCGACTTACCGTCTTATACGGTTAGCGGGGCGGTTCGGAACCGCCCCTTCGGCCGAAGCGTAGGCCTCAAGCCGAAGCTTCGCCCGGTACCGTAACCTCCGCTTCGCTCCGGTTACGGGTGGCAAGCGGAAAAAACGGGGGCCCCTTGAAGGCCCCCGTTACCGGAACCGGATATATCGGTGGTCCAGGGATACCGCACCGGCCGTAGCCTCCGCTTCGCTCCGGCTACGGGTGACAGTGAATCCGGCTGTCCAGGAATTCTCCTGTCCAGGATCTAACGCTCCCGAATTTCCCAAATTTTTCATTCTTCCGCCCCGGCTGGCTCCCACGCACGCGCCGGTGACTCCCCCTCCTTCCGCGCCGCTGCGCCTGCAGATGGTTCTGATGCCCCGGGGCGGAATACCCTCCCCGCCGGTATCCGGCGCGGCCGTGCTACTCCCATGTGGACCCCCGGCCCGGCGGGCCGGGCTTACCGCAGGGAGCGGTCAAACAGCTCCTGCCACTGGTCATGCTCCCTCGCGTCCTCCATCCTGCGGGCGAAGGTCCACCTCCGCAGGTACCCCTCCTGGACGGGCCTGGGGGTCCGCACGATGGGCTTCAGGGGCTTCGGGGGCCTGGGTGCCCTCGGGGGCCTCGACTTCTGCCAGGCGGCCAGGGAGGGGATAACCACCCGCACCAGGAGCTGGCAGCTGGCCCAGAGGGCGATGATCACGAGGGTGATGGACCAGAACGTGAGGGCTACGACCAGGGCGACCAGGCCGGCGAGAAGGATCGGCATGGAATCCATAATGCACTCAATGCTCGGGAGATGGTAGGGGGATAGTTGACCACCGTCCGCTACCTTTCCCTGTTCTCCGGCGTGGGGGGTTTCGAGCTGGGACTGGCATCCGCCGGCGAGAAGCTCGGCATCGACTTCCAGTGCGCCGGCTACGCCGAGATCGACAAGTGGGCCCTCAAGACTTATGACCGACACTTCAGCCACCGCGCCTTCGGCGACGTCACGACGATCGAACCGGCCACGCTGCCAGGTTTCGACCTGCTCGTCGCAGGGTTCCCGTGCCAGCCTTTTTCTTCAGCGGGAGGCCGCCTGGGATTTGCTGACGAACGGGGGACCCTGTTCTTCGACGTCGCCCGGATTCTGCGCCACGCACGACCCCGACATTTCATACTCGAAAACGTCTCGGGCTTACTCGGGCACGGATCTGGAGAAACTTTCAAGGCAATCATTGGGGTTCTCACCCGAATGGGGTATTGCGTGGAATGGCAGGTTCTTGACAGCCAGGACTACGGCGTTCCGCAGTCCCGGGAGCGGATCTTCATTGTCGGGCATCTGGGAGGAATCCCCGGACGCCTCGTCTTTCCAATGGGAGATAACGTTGGCCGGAAAGTGGACGGGGACGAGAAGAGGAGTCGGTACGGTGACCGAGTTTTCGGTGGCCCCGTCGATGACACCCCCGCCGGAGAGCTGATCGGCCTGGTGCGGTCCAAAGCCCCCGGCGTCCACGCCTGGGCCAGCCGCACCATTTGCACCACCCTTGACGCCAACTACGGCTCAGGTCCCGGCTACGGCGGGAACCGCACGCACGCCGGCCGCGTGGACAACGGCGTCCTCCGGCTGCGCAAGCTCACACCCCTGGAAGCCGAGCGCGTGATGGGCTTCCCGGATGGCTGGACCGCCGGCCACTCCAACCACCAGCGGTACCGGCAGATGGGAAATGCCGTAGTCCCCCCGGTGGTGGAGGCCATCGCGCTGGAGCTTTACCAATAGATCAACCTGCCGGGCGAATCGCTACCTTACTAACGCCGCCGGGGGTTACCGGCCACCTGTTGTAGCAGGTGGCCACAGATAGGGTCCAAAGTTCTTCGAAAGGAGGCCACCTATCTCCCGTGCAGGGTCAAGCACGCTGCCGGGGCGGGGAGGCTAGGTCTCCCCGCCCGGGCTTCAACTTTTCCTGGAGGGGAACCAATGAGGCTCTACAACGCGATCTGCACCTGGCTCGAAGCCACGGCCTTCGAGAAGCTGGCAAGCGCCGGCGCGACCGAGGAGCCCCACCCCGAGGGGAACAACTTCGCCCATGTGGAGCACGCGCACAGTTTCAGCACTGAGCCGGAGCTGCACAACGGCTGGCGCCCGTCACACGTCGACTGGGAAGACCGCAGTCACATCAGTCTCCGCTGGAGCCCGAAAGGGTAGCTAGCGCCACCAGCCGCCCCGGCGCTCGAAGAGCATCACGAAGGCCACCGAGACGATGACCAGGATGGGGACGGCGATCAGGCCGACGACGATCTGACTAAGTTCACTTTGCACCGCATAAGTATACGGCCTGCGCAAATTCACCTAATTCACCCAATTCACCCCAATTCACCCCCACAGGAGCACACCCCATGGCTAACGCCCTCTTCGACGCAGGCCGTGAAGGCTTCCTCGACGCCACCATCGACTGGGACACCGCAGTGATCAAGGTCGCCCTGGTCCGCGGATACACCTTCAACGCCGCCCACAAATGGGTCTCCGACATCACGACCGCCTCGGGCGTCCTGCACGCCACCTCCGCGGCCCTGTCCTCCAAGACGGTCACCGCCGGCGTGGCCGATGCCGCGGACGTCACCTTCAGTGCCGTGGCCTCGAACGCCTCCAGCCACTACCTGCTGATCTTCCAGGCCTCCGCCGTCACCGGCGGCGCAGACGTGGCAGCCAGCGCCCAGCGCGTCATCGGCTGGATCGACACCGCCACCAACCTGCCGGCCGTTCCCAATGGCGGCGACATCACGGTCACCTGGGACAACGGCGCCAACAAAATCTTCAAGCTCTAGGGGTTACGCCCTCCGAAGGAGGTACTAACCCGGCATGACCAACTACAACCTGTTCACAGGGACCCCGCAAATCGCGGCGTCCGAAGACGGCCAGTCCGTCAACCTGGGCACGGAGTTCTACGTCACCGCAACCTGCTGGCTGACGCACTTCCGGGTGCTGATGCCGACCAACGGCGACAGCAACGACTCCGTCATGGCCCTCTACACCACCGCGGACGGGGTCACCGGCACGCAGGTCATCAGCCCCGTGACGGTCCCCTACTCCGCGGCGGGCACCTGGTCATCCCAGGCCCTGGCCACGCCCTACCAGCTCTCTACTGGCGTCCGATACCGCGTGGTGGCCCGCCACCCGTTCGGCATCTACGCCGCCACGGGCGGGTTCTTCGCCGTCGGCGGCCCCAACGGCGGCGCCCCCGTGACCTACGGCCCGGTCACCGTGCCCCACAATGGCGGCGCCTACGCCGGCGCCCAGGGCTCGTTCACGTACGACTCGGGCAATGTCATGTCGACGTCGACATTCAATGGCGGCGCCTACTACTCCGACGTCATCATCACCGACGTCGATCCGACCGGCAGTGTCACACTGCTCCCGTCAGGCATCGCCACCGCTGAGGGCTTCGGAACCGCCGTCATCGCCGGCCTCCTGGTGGTATCCCCGTCCGGCCTCGCCACCGGCGAGGCCTTCGGCACGGCGACAGTCACCAAGACGCTAACGGTCAGCCCCGGCGGAATCGCCACCGGCGAGGCCTTCGGCACGGCGACGGTCACCAAGACGCTGACGGTCAGCCCGTCCGGCATCGCCACGGCCAATACGTTCGGCACCGCCGCCATCAGCGGCACCCGGCTGGTCAGCCCTTCGGGCATCGCCACGGCAAACGCCTTTGGTACCGCCACGGTCACCAAGACGCTCACCGTCAGTCCCGGCGGCATCGCCACGGCAAACGCCTTCGGCGCCGCCACGGTCACGGCGGGAGTGCTGACAGTCTCGCCGTCAGGCATTGCCACCGCCAACGCCTTCGGTACGGCCACCGTCACCGCCGGCCCTGCGCCTGCCACGCTCAGCCCATCCGCCATCGGCTCCACCGAGGCCTTCGGTACGGCCGTGATCTCCTACGGCAACACGCCGGTCACGCTCAGCCCCGCCGGCATCGGCAGCGCCGAGGTCTTCGGCACCGCCACGGTCTCAGGCGTCCTGACCGTGGCCCCCGCCGGCCTTGGCTCCGCAGTGGTCTTCGGCACCGCCAGCGTCACTGACACCGGCCCGCTGATCGAGATCACTCCCGGCGGCATCGGCAGTATGCAGGCCTGGGGTGCAGCGACCATCTCCGGAACCACCGAGATTGCCCCCTCCGGCTTGCTCTCCGCCCAGGCCTGGGGCATCCCGGCGCTGACCTTCGGCCCCATCACGATCCCGGTCCCAAGCATCGCCACCGCCCCGGCAGTGATGGGAACGCCGTCCATTGCGCTGATGCTGGCCGTCACCCCGGACGGCATCGGCAGTGCCGAGGTCTTCGGATACGCCATACTCGCCGGCCGCCTTGCCGGCAGCGCCAACTTCCGGGCCACCCTGCCGGTTCGCCGATACAGGGCGACCATCGTCCCGAACAAACCCCGAAACGAGGAGGGCTAAGTGGCTAACGCCTACCCCCGCGAAAGCGTGGAGTTCCAGCCCGTCAGCGTGACCCAGGACGGTGTAACCGTAACCACCGGACTGTCCTTCGCTGTCGTCCGCGACGGCCAGCGCCCTGTGACCTTCACCCCGGCCGCCGTGATCGGCACCGAGGCGGGGGTCATGATCGGCGGCCTGGCCTCCGGCACCTACCGCATCTATGCGCAGCTGAGCCAGGGCCTGGAAACCCCGGTCATTGACTGCGGCTACTTCTACATCGACTGAGGAACCCTTGAAGATCACCGTCTGGACCAAGTCCGCCTGCTCCCAATGCACCATGACCAAGAACCTCCTGAAGCGCAACGGTCTGGAGTTCGAGGAGGCAGACCTGGAGACCAGTCCGGAGCAGCTGCAGGCGTTCAAGGATGCCGGCCTCCTGCAGGCCCCGATCATTGTCCTGGGCCAGGACGGCCGCAAGTGGTCCGGCTTCCGGCCGGACCTGATTGACGAGCTTGCCGATGCGGTGGCGGGATGACTCCCGCCGTCCCTGGGAAGGGTCCGACCGGAAGTCCCGTCTGCCCGTTGACTGGGATCGGCTGCGACATGTCGTGCTCAAGCGTTGTGGCTTCCGGTGTGAGTGGGCCGAGAATGGTCTGCGCTGCCATGAGCGAGCATCCGACGTCGATCACATCATCGCTGGGGATGATCACTCGCTCGCAAATCTCCAGGGGCTCTGCGGCCGGCACCACCTAGCAAAGACCAGCCGCGAAGCCAACGCCGCCCAGGCGGAGCGCAGGAAGCTCCGCCGCCTCCCCGAGGAGAAACAGCCGGGGGTCATCGACGGCCCTCCCCAACCCACCGAACACCGAGGTTTCTAAATGCCTGGTCCCGTACCCAAGAGGTCGGAAGAGCGCACACGGCGCAACAAGCCCGAGAACGAGGGCGGTGTCTCCCTGTCCAAGGGTGAGCGTGTCCCGTACCGGGTCCCGCCCGTGGACAGCGCCTGGCACCCCCGGGCCAAGCAGTGGTACCGCTCGCTGTCCCGCTCCGGGATGCGCGAGTACTACGAACTCTCCGACTACGAAATGGCCCGCCTCCTTTGTGACGCGCTGACCGAATACTACAAACGCCCCACCGCGATGATGCTGGCCACCATCCTGCAGGGCATGACCTCCCTCGGAGTGACCGAGGGAGAGCGCCGCCGGATGCGGATCGAACTCGAAGACCCCAAGGAAAACGAGACCCCCGCCTCCGTCACCGCGATCAACAATTACCGCGCGCAGCTGCTGGGGGTCCCGGAGACCTAAGCCTGCCCGCTGAAAGGGTGGGGCCAGGTGCCCAACACTTCGCAGAACCCCGAGGGGGTGATCATAACCCCTTCACTCACGCTTGAAGACCTGGAGCAAATCGAGCCATCGGCCGAGAATGCTCTGAAGTACTTCCCCCCGACGTTCATCGGCCCGACATGGCAGAAGGACGAAAAAGGCCAGTGGCTGCTCCCCGAGCACACGCTCGGCTGGGAGATCCTCGGCTGGGTGGCCGAATGGCTGACCTTCTCCGATGGCCGGCCTTTCATCCTCACGCCCGAACAGGCCCGCTTTGTTCTCTGGTTCTACGCCATCGACCACCGCGGGAAGTTCAGCTACCGCAAGGCAGTCCTCCAGCGTATGAAGGGGTGGTAAATAAAGGGGCAAGGATCCCCTGGCGGCCGTCATGTCGATCGTCGAACTGATCGGCCCCAGCCAGTTCTCCCACTGGGACTCCGAGGGGAATCCCGTGGGCAGGCCGCATCCGGACGCCTACGTCCAGATCACCGCCGTGTCGAGCGACCAGACCGAGAACACCCGCGACGTGTTCCCCGGCCTGATCCCCGAGCGCACCCGCGCCGCGTTCAACATGGACGTCCAGAAAGAGATCATCTACGCCAACGGCGGCCGGCAGAAACTCCGCACTATGAGCGCAAACTTCCGCTCTGCGGAAGGCGGACGCGTTTCGTTCTGCGTCGCTGGAGAAACGCACCACTGGACTCCCGGGCAACGCGGGCCTGACTTCTACAACGTCATCACCAATAACCTGACCAAGGTCCAGGGCCGGCTGCTGTGCATCACCAACGCCTACGAGCCCGGCGAAGACAGCGTGGCCCAGACCATCCGCGAAGAGCAGGAGAAGGTGTGGGCCGGCCTGTCCAAACCGTCAGGCTGGCTGTACGACTCCCTGGAAGCTCATCCTGAGAGTCCGCTCTCGGAAGAGTGGGCCCCGTACATCGTGGCCACCATCCGCGGCGATGCCGTCTGGCTGAATATCGAAGACATCGTCTCCGAGATCCAGGACGGCTCGAAGACCGTCGCCTCCAAGCGCCGGATGTGGTTTAACCAGATCGTTTCCACAGGCGATAGCTTGATCTCAGTTGCCCAGTGGGACGGCATCCTGCAGCCCGGCTGCTACGGCGACAAGCGCGACCTGAAGCCGGGCGATGCCATCGTCATGGGCTTCGACGGTTCCAAGACCGATGACGCAACCGCACTGGTTGCCATCCGCATCGAGGACAACCTGATTGTCCCGCTCGGCATCTGGCAGAACCCGGACCCCTCCCAGAAGTGGCACGTGCCCGTCGAGGAGGTCGAATCCGAGGTCCACCTCGCCTTCAAGATGTATCGGGTGCACGCGTTCTTCAGTGACACGGCCTACTGGGAAAGCCAGGTGGACGGCTGGTCCGACCTGTACCGCGAGCAGCTACTTGTGAAGGCCAGCGCCCGCTCCACGGTCGGCTTCGACATGCGCGGGAACAAGGCCAAGATCAGCCAGACCACCGAGGCTTTCGTCGGGTCGATCGTCGACAAGCGGCTCCGCCAGAACGGCCACCGCCTGATGCGCACCCACGTCCTGAACACCAAGCGTCGGACGAACTCCTACGGCCTGTACTTCGGCAAGGAAACGTCCTTCTCCCACCGGAAAATCGACGGTTTCGCCGCCGGCTTCCTCGCCTACATGGCCCTGGTCACCCTCGCCGAGTCCGGGAAGAAGCTCCCGAAGGAATACTCCCGCCGGCTCTACCAATTCAACTAGGAGAACCCTTGCCCACCTTTGACGAATTTGCCAAGGGGCAGCGGGACCAGGTCTATGCCAACCCCGATGTCAAGGCCGGGAACTTCGACCTGAAGCTGGTCGAGGACATGTTCCTCACCCTGCAGCACGACCGGGCCGAGTACGACCTGTGCCACGATTATTTCGAGGGCAAGCAGCTGCTCCCCTACGCCCCCCGCAATGCCACCGCCCAGATCCGCGACCTGCAGAAACGCAGCATTGCGAACTGGATTCCGCTCCTGGTAAACCTCCCGAGCCAGATGTCCTTTGTGGACGACTACCGCCGGCGGACCGCCGGCAAGCTGGACCGCAAGGACTCCACCTCGGCGGAGAACTCCAACACCGAGTGGACCCTGTGGCAGAAAAATCGCATGGACGGGCGCCAGGGAACCGTCTACCGGTCGGTCCTGACCTACGGCCATGCGTTTGTGGCGGTGAACAACCTGGATCCGAAGGACATCAAGTTCGACATCCTGTCCACCCGCAACACGGTGGCGTACTTCCGGGATCCGGTCAACGACATCCGGCCCTCCCACGTGCTGACGATCAAGAGCTACCCGCGCAACGAGAAGGTCCCCGGCCTGGCTGTCCTTTGGGACGACGTCTACCGCTGGGAGATGAGCTACTCGGTCGACGGGAAGTTCACGGTCAAGGGCAAGCCTTTCGAGCACAAACTGGGGAAGTGCCCGGTGGTCCGCTACACCTGCTTTGTCGATGATGAGGGCCGCACCCGCGGCGTCGTCATGCCGGCCATTCCGCTGCAGGACCGCCTGAACCAGGCCACCTTCTCGACCAATGTGACCGCTGATTTTGGCGCGTTCAAAGTCCGCTGGGCCGCTGGGCTCATGCCCTCGTTCCGCAAGGACGAGGACGGCAATCCGATCCTGGACGTCGACGGGGAGCCGATCCCGGAACCGATCGAAATCACCCAGTCCTCGCTCCTGCTCAGTGACGATCCGTCGACCAAGTTCGGGCAGCTGGAGGAAACTCCCCTGGACGGCTACATCCGCCAGGAGGAGCAGGCCGCGAGGAACTTCACGACCCTGTCGCAATTCCCCCCGCTGGCCTCCATCTCCAACCTGGCCAACCTGTCCGCGGAAGCGTGGGCCGCCGCCGAGGCGCAGTTCATCCGGTGGATCGAGTCGCTGCATGTCACCCTGGGCGAGTCCCACGAGGAACTGTTCCGGCTCGGCGCACTGGCCTCCGGCGATATGGAAGGCGCCCAGTCCTACGGCGGCGAAGTCCGCTGGCGGGACCAGACCACCAAGACGGTTGCCGTCATGATGGATGCCCTGGGCAAGGCCGCGCAGATGCTCGACGTCCCGCGCAAGGGCCTGTGGCCGATGATCCCGGGCGTCACCAACGGGATGCTCGATGACTGGGAGAAGCTCCACGAGGAGCAGACCCAGGACATGATGGATCAGGACATCCGGATGACGCAGGCCACGGCCGCGCGGGCCCAGAATGTCACGGGGCAGAAGAAGCCGACGTCGCCCAACGGAACCCAGACAAAGCCGCTAAGTGGCAACGGCGGCTGAAATCCTGGCGATTGAAAAGCTGCACCAGGCCGCACAGGCCCGGCTCGGCTTTGCCGCCGCCCTCCTGTCCTTGTCCGAATGGCAGGCTGTGGCCCCGCTGCAACCAGCGGCCACATCCGGCTCATGGCTGACGGCGTCGTTGAAGACGATCGTCGCCATTCGCATATTGTCCCGACGGCTGGCAGTCCAGCACTACCAGCTGATCCGGGCACTGGAGACCGGACGCACGCTCGGCGTGCCGGAAGGGTCTCCCTCCACCACAACCTCCACCACACTGGGCAGGCTCCGGAGAAACTTCCGGACCACTGCCCTTGACATCGCCGCTCTCCCGTCGCCGCTCACCCGCAGCGACGACCCCGCCCTCCGGTGGTTTGAGGAGCAGCTGGCCGCGGTCCCCAAGGACGCCCTCCCGGGCGCGGTCCATCTCGACGAGATCGAAGTGGACCCCCTCATCCAGGCCTACCTGGATGTTGAGGGCGGAGGGGATTCGGCGGCGGTTTCGATCGACGAGTACGACTGGCCCGAGGACCTGGATCTTGACCAGGTGGAAGAGGCTTACCGCGACCTGCTCAGGAAGCAGGCAGCGGATGCCGCCGCCAAGGTCACGGCCCTGCGCAAAAGCGCGGACCTGTCCCCGGACGAGGCGCTGACCCTGATCGAGGAAGCCCACAGCTCCGCCGGGTCCATCGGATCCGGAACCGTCGATTCCGCCGGCCTGGCCAGTGGAAGGAATGCCATCCTGAACGCCATCAGGGACGACCGGCTCGTCCTTGCCGTGGCGCGCGGAACGGGCCCCGATCCCTGCGGATTCTGCTCGATGTTGGCATCCAGGGGCTTCGTCTATAAGAGCGAGGCCACCGCCGGCGTGGGCGACTCAGAAGCGATCGTCAAATATCACATCCACTGTCATTGCTACCCGATCTTCCGCTTCGTGCGGGCGTCGGAACTGCCTCCCCTGAGCCGCTACTTCCAGGAGAAGTGGCCGGAAGTCACCAAAGGCTACAGCGGCAATGACGCACGAAAAGCCTGGCGGCGCTGGATCTATGCCCAGCGCAAAGCCAATCCCGACGCGCCCCACGGGGCGCTGTCCACCATCAATTAGGTCCCAGGAGGACATGAATTGTCTGAGCAGCAGACACAGGGCCAGGAGCCCGCAGCAACCCCCGTCGTCATCGAATCAAAGGCCGCCCCGGATCCCTGGGCAGCCTTCCCTGCCGAGTTCAACTGGGTCCGCAAGGAACTGGAAGACGCCCGCAAGGAAGCCGCCGACAAGCGCGTCCTGGCCCGGGAGCTTCAGGAGAAGCTGGCAGGCGCGAAGACGCCGGAGGAAGTGCAGCAGATCACTGCTGCGTACGACACCAAGACCAACGACCTCGAAGTCGCTCTCGCCCGGGAAC